CCAACTGCGGGACCGGGAGTGTGGAATGAGCCAGAGACGCCCTATAATGCGGTCTATCCCTACAATCGTGTCATGGAAACTGAATCGGGTCACGTATTAGAGTTTGATGATACTCCAGGTGCAGAGAGAATCCACATCTACCATCGTTCGGGAACATACGAAGAAGTGCATCCAGACGGAACAAAAGTTACTCACATCAAGTCTACGGCGTATGAAGTCGTGCTTTCCGATAAAAATATCTACGTCAGAGGTGATTTGAATTTGACTGCCGCGGGCAACATAAATATCAAAGCGGGTAGGAATGTCAACATTGAATCGGGAGAAGATATCATTCTTAATGCCACGGGTTCTGTGAATTCACAAGCGGGAATATCTGAAGCACACACCTCAACTGGTGTTATGTCGTTTAATGGACTTCCAATAAACTTGAATGGACCCCCTGGAGCTATTCTCCCTACACCCACACCTGTAACGGGAGTTTAACATGGGTGTTGCTCTTCCGGTTGTTCGTATGGGAATAGACATTTGCAGTGGGCATCCAGCAGGACCCACGTTCTTTCCACCACGTCCAGCGGTCACAGGCTCGTTGACGGTAATGGTGGAGGGATTACCGTGTGTGCGAATCGGAGATTTGTGGGCTCCGCACACGAACATCATCAGCGTTCATCCAAGTCCTGGAGCGGGTGGCTCACTGACGGTATTTGTAGAGGGGCAACCACTCATGAGAATTGGTGACCCCATTGCATGTGGTTCTGTTTGCGCGATGGGTTCCAGTACTGTCTTTTGTGGATAAGGAGTATAGGGGTGAGCAATGTTTAACCTAGATTTTGGACACATTCCTGCACTCCCTGGGTTGCCTTCAATCCCGGCGATATCCCCTACCGGTATTTCCGACACTACGAAATCTTTGATCGATAAGATCACGACTGACCCAGGAAGCTTGTTTTCAAATCCAATGGTGAACTCTGTAAACTTTGTGGGAGATGGGGTCACCCGTCTCGAAACGACGCTCACTAATATTTCAACTGGTTCATTCTCTTCGCCTTCCATCTCTCAAGCTGAAGCACTTGCGTATTTGTCTACTGATCCTCTTCAGGATATACGCACTTCGATGGGTAACTTCATGATGCACACAGATCGACTTTCAGGACTTCTCAAGAGTCAGGGAATCCAGGCACCAGGTCTGCAACAAATCATGTCAATCGGTGTGCAGATGCAGAATATGATGACCCTGTTGGAAGCGGGGAAGGGTTGTTTGCCCGTTATTGGGGGGGCCACCGGACTGTTCTCCGAATCATCTTTCACGGGGTATGCGTCAACTGTAGAAAATATCCTCTCGCAGGTAGAGAGGGGTGTTGCCACAATCGCGGATATCACGGACACGATTGTTGGGGTATCTAATCTCATTAAGGGCATCGTGAGTAAGGATAGTCTATTTCTTGAGAGTTGTGTGAATCAGCTTCAGCAAGCCGCGGTTGCGATGGGTCTGGAAGCTATCAACGCGAACCCATGCGGACATTTTCTCCTCGACACAATTTCCAATAAGAACCCAGGTGGGGTCCTTGATGTCCTTTCGAAACCTCTTGCTAAACTGAGTGCATAAATAGAAGAACTATGGCTACACCAATAATTTATCAGGATTTTTCATTGGATTTTTTAATTCACCCTGTCCGCAAGGACCTGTTGCTGACGAAGAACGAGGACTCGGTTATTGCAGCGATCAGAAATTTGTTGCGGACCAATCACTATGAAATTCCCTTCCATCCTGAAATTGGATGCAACATTCGCAAACTCTTATTTGAGAATGTGTCGGAATTTACGGCGAGCGACCTATCGCGTTTTATTCAAGAGACGATTGAAAATTTTGAACCGCGGTGCACGATTCAGTCATTGTCAGTGACTCCTGATGAGGACCACAATTTATATAATGTTATGTTGCGAGTGATTATCAACTCGTCCGTTAATCCTTTATCTGTAGGCTTTATACTCGAAAGGTTGAGATGACATGTCTGAACAACTCCTCATATCGGACCTCGATTTTGAAACTATTAAGACAAACCTGAAGACATTCCTCAATTCCCAGAAGACATTCCTCGATTACAATTTCGAGGGTTCTGCCTTATCTGTGCTGATAGGACTTCTCGCTTACAACACACACTATAACGGGTTCTATGATAACATGGTGGCAAACGAACTTTTCATCGACTCTGCCCAAGTACGCAACTCGCTCTTGTCTCATTCCAAAGCACTGAACTATACTCCCGTTTCTCGTAGAGCACCCACTGCGATTGTTGATCTGCTTGTTACACCACCGGGCGGGAATACTCAGGCGATTCTTACGTTAGATCGTTTCACTGAATTCCAATCGGAGGCTGTTGATGGGGTCAACTATACGTTTGTCAATGAAGGGGCGATGACTATTTTCAAGGATAATGGAGCATTTCCATTCAAAGGTATTGAGATCAAAGGGGGTACTCCACAGTTAGCCACATTCACGTTCGATCCAATCAGTAACCCCGCTTCGCACTTTGAACTTCCAAATGACGATATTGACACCAGTACGTTGTTAGTGATTGTCCAAACTTCCAGTATCAATACTGCCTCAGAAGTCTTTCAGCTATCTACGGATATCACCGATTCAACCGCAAATACCGCGGTGTATTATTTGAGTCCTTCAACCAGCAACAGGTATCAACTGACGTTTGGTGATGGTGCTATCTCAAAAGCATTGAGTGCGGGAAACATAGTACTTGCGAGCTACATCACGACTGTTGGGGTGATTGCGAATAAAGCAAACGTGTTTGCAACGGGTTCTATAGGGGGATGGTCAAACGTCATTATCACCCCCATCTCTTCAGCATCGGGAGGAGCAGAACGCGAAACCGACGATTCGATTCGTGAAAGAGCGCCCCAGTCTTACACTTCGCAGGGACGCGCCGTGTCTGTGAAGGATTATGAATCCCTATTGAAGTCTTCGTATCCAGACATTTCAAGTATTTTCGTGTGGGGTGGAGAGGACAATATTCCCCCCGTCTATGGTAAAGTTTTCGTGTCAATTGCTCCTAAAGAGGGGGTGTTCATCAACGATGCGGAGAAGAATCGTATCGAGATAGAGATATTGGGTCCTCTTCGAGTTGCGGGGATCACTCCAGTCCTCGTTGATCCAGACTATGTATATTTGAAATTTGAAACCATTGTCGATGTGGATAGTAAATTTACCCTACTCACCTCTGCTGCAATATCATCGGTTGTGCGTACAGCAATTGTGACATACACAACTCAGACGTTTAATCAATTTGGGGCGATTTATTCGGACTCGAAACTCAGTAGACAGATTGACGATTCTCTAGGCTCTTCAACTATTATCGGGTCTGGAACAACGGTACGATTAGAGAAACGGTTCATTCCTACGCTGAATGTTCGTTCTACCTATACGATCAATTTTGCAACTGAGTTGCATCATGCCGCAATTCAGAAGGCGATCAAATCTAGCGCATTATCGGCGTATGATACTAGGAACGTCTTACGCACAGCGTATTTGGAAGAAGTATTTAACTCCTCGACTGGAGTTGACTCAATTTCAATCACAAATCCGGGGTATAATTACGTTGAAGCACCAACAGTAACCATCACAGGTGATGGGTCGGGAGCAACCGCCACTTCCACCATCGTTAACGGGAAGATCAATACGATCACGATAATCAAGCGCGGAACGGGTTATACGTCTGCAATTGTCACGCTGAGTGGAGGGGGAGGACAAGCGGGAGCCGCGTCTGCAATCGTACAAGCGAAGTTTGGTACGATGCGTCTGTATTACTTTAACACCAACTCAGAAAAAGTGGACATCAATTCAGCCATCGGTACAATTGACTACCTCAACGGAATTATTGTCATTAAGGATTTAACTGTGGTTAAGGCTCTTTCGGAAACCAACGATATTCGGGTGAGTGCAGAACCAGAATCCGCCATCGTTGAAACACAACAGAATCAACTTCTCCTTCTTGACACGGATGACCCTACCTCGATTTCTATAACTGTTGTTATGCGGTAAGAACTATGGCTAATACATTATCTCTCATAGTACGCCAGCAATTACCTGAATACATAAGATCAGAATATGAAACTTTTGTTCTGTTCGTAGAAGCCTATTTTGCCTGGATGGATAAGCCAGGTAATACGACGAACATTTCCAAGAATATGCTCAGTAATATGGATTTGGATACCACACAACTTGATGATTTTATCACCTTCTTTACGAAGCAATTTCTTCCGCTCTTCCCCCCTCAATATCTCACGAATCCCACCTTCTTTATTCAACATGCGAAGGAATTCTATCGTGCAAAGGGAACGAATAAGTCGGTGAAGCTTCTGTTCCGCCTACTTTTTCAACAAGACATCGATATATTCTTTCCAAAGGACAGCATTCTTCGTTCCTCTGAAAGCGGCTGGAAACAGTCACGCTCTCTACGTCTGGATGGAACAATGTGGACGATTCAGGTAGCCGATGGGATCACTAAACGCTTCCGCGCACTGGATACCTCTCGCACTGTGACACCGTCCCTCTATCTTAATGGGGTTTTACAAACACTGAACACCCACTATACACACAGTACCAATGAACCCTGGTTCTCGTTTCTGTCTACACCAACAGTAGGTTACGAGGTGAAAGCCGTCTATCAGGGAACTGATTTTATTAGTCACTTTGGAACGAATGAAATCGTGACGAAGTTTGTTGGTCAAACTTCAGGAGCGAGCGCGATTTCTGAAACTCTTCAGCAGGTCACAGAAGATGGAATCACACAACTGGACCTGGAGGTCACAAAACCGCTTGGAATTTTTTCACAGTTTGAACTGGTGAGGGGACGCTGGACATATGATGTGAATGCTGCCCAACATCTCGATATCTACGGTCAGTTGGTCTCCTATCTCAGGGATATTGTAATTGTCGATGGTGGAACACGATATAATGTGGGTGATACTGTTGTCATTAGTGGTGGATTTCCGGTAATCGCCGCCACTGCGACTGTTGACTCAATTTTTTCAGCACTCATCTCCAATATCACGGTTCTCGTTGGTGGTGCTGGCTATCAACCGGGACAGTCCGCTTATATCACTTCGACTCCGAACACAGGACTCAATGCGTTTGTCCTCTCTGTGGACACTTCAGAAGCAGTGCACCCCAATTCCTATCCCATGAATCAAGATGTTTTGACGCTGTGGGCTAACACGGTCATGTCTAATAGCGACTACTACTTCACTTCATCAGTCAGTGAGAATGTCAATAGCTTAATGAGTATTGCATTTACGGATTTCTTGTTTGGAGAACACCCGATTGAACGATTGGGGCCTGTGTCATCCTTGACGATCACTAGCAGCACGCAAGTATTCAATCCAGCACCAACACTCGCAATTGATCCTCCCATTGTCCATGTGACAGGGATCACGGCGAACGGTGATACGGCAACAGCAAATGTCTCGCTTGCGTATTTCGGGATTCTCGGTAAGATGAACGTGCGTAATGGAGGATCGAACTATCAAGTGGGCGATGAAGTCTCCTTTGAGAACATTCCAGGGGTCGGGCTAGGCATAGGAGCGGCCGCAGAAGTCACCAGTCTCCATGTAGCGAACACAGGCATTAAGACTGTGAACTTCCGTCCATCACGACTTACGGGAAATGTCACGGTTAATACAGCAGTGTCCAACGTGCAAGTGGTGGGAACAGGAACATTCTTTACAACTGAATTGGTAGCAAACGATCACATTGAAATCAACAGTGAATCGAGCTATGTATCCACAATTATCAACGCAACACATTTAACTGTCAATACCGCGTTCACTCGCAATTCAACTAGCCGACGACTTGGAATCTATGGACGTTATTTTGTGGGAGGTATGAACTATCGACAGGAGGCATTACCCACAGTGCGCGTCTCTTCAAATGAAATTACAGCAATAGGGGCAGATGTCGCGGTTGATCTTGTATTGTCTGGAGGAGCTTCCTTCCTTTTGGAACCGCAGACTCAGGAACCAATTGGAAAAATCAAAACTATTCGTATCACAAATCACGGCTATGGATATCAGTCACCCCCTGTCATTGACTTGACGGGTAGTGGAAATGGCAAAGCCAATGCTATCGCCGTCATGTTGAGCAATCTCTTTATAGCACCAGGACGTTTCACCACGACAGAAGGATTCTTGAGTTCAGATCGAAAGCTTGAGAATGATGGTTATTACACGACATATTCCTATGTCGTAAGAGCGGAAACAGAATTAGCAAAGTATAGCGGAATCCTCAAAGACTTGACGCACCCAGCGGGCATGAAGCTTTGGGGAGAATACGTGATTAGCGATATTGTCACACAAAACTCCATTTCCGTACAGAGCGTATAAATAGAACACTATAAGGAACTGCTATGCCAAATTCGATTTCTAGGCGTCTTGGGTATGAAGGTGCCTACAATTTCTTCAATAGTCTTTCTACTTCATCTCCTGACGCCCTAGTAGGTTACGTGATGCTTGGTCGCAGTGTCGCATGGCCGACTGCCAATGACGTTCCCCCCGCGATCTACGATACCGAAAACACTCTTTTCGACACTTTCAATAATTTCCTCGGTGGGAAGCGAATCACGGGTAACGATGTTGCCCTCGTGCTTCCCCGTGTCAACTGGACAGCGAATATCCGATACACCCAATACGACGATCAGAGCAATACATTATTTACGTCATCCAATGCGATGTATGCGTACACATCCACCGGTAGTGTCTATAAATGCCTCAACAACGGCAACAATTCCCCCTCGACAATTGAACCTGCCGGGAACTACACTAGCGCGAATGGATTCATCAGTCCCGGTGATGGTTATTTGTGGAAATATATGTTCAAGGTTCCAGCAACGAGCAAGTTCCTGACTTCAGCGTGGATTCCCGTTCCAATCACCCAGTCGGCTGCATACTTCGGGTTCGCCAACAACATCGTGAGCGGGGCTCTATCTAGACTCCAGGTGAGCGCAAATGGGTCAGGATACTATCAAGTCAATACCACGGTGGTTATCACTGGTTCGGGGACTGGAGCGAATGGGACACCAACTGTAACGACTGGGAACCTAGTTTCCGTTGCTCTATCCTCTCATGGGTCGGGATATGCTCGACAAAACGTGAAAGTCTCTGTAGCGGGTGTCGGAGCGAATGCGGCTGTTCGTGCAATTCTGTCTCCGTTTGGGGGTCATGGATTCAATCCTGCTAGAGAATTGGGATCGAACAGCATTATGCTGTCAGTGCAGATAGGGTTTCCTGATACGACAGAGGGTGCGACGATTACTTCTAATAACGACTTCCGACAAGTTGGTGTGCTTCTGCGTCCACATAAATATGGTGAGAACACTGCGGTTACGTCGGCTAATGCAAATGTTGCAGTTACGATGGTTATGCAATTGCTTTTGACTTCTGGTCCTGGATACACGAAAGATGAGCTTGTCTACCAGGGAACGACGGTCGCAAACGCGACGTTTTCTGCAAATGTCTCGGATATCTTCTCTAATGCAGTGGAAACCGCAAATGTGCAAGGATACCCGATTGCTGGGTCCGTGCTCACGGGGAATACTTCAGGAACAGTCCGTACAGTGATTGCATTCACAAACCCAGGACTAGCTGAAGAATCGGGAGATTTGGTCTACACAGACAACCGTGCTGCCGTCTCTAGAGCACCGGGGCAGTCCGAAATTATCAACATCATACTCAATTTCTGAATAATGTACATAAATAGAACAAAGGCGGGAACAATTTCATGTCTATAGATTTTTCACAGAACCCATATTACGAGGATTTCGACCCGAAGAAGAATTTTCATAGGATTCTTTTTCGTCCGTCTTTAGCTGTCCAGTCTCGTGAATTGACACAGGCACAGACAATTCTCCAAGACCAAATTTCCAAATTTGGAACCAGCATCTATCAGCAGGGTTCGATTGTCACGGGCGGGCAAACCATGCTGGAAAGCACTGCGACAAAGTACGTCTGTATCGAAGCGACTGAGCCAAATGGTTCGGCTGTTGATGTTAATAATTTCATCGGGCATTTCCTTATCGATACCGAAACGACTCCTGCTGGCGTTCGCGCTTATGTCATAGCGGGTGCTGCGGCGACCATCACTTCCCCCACCGTCTTGATTGTCAAGTATACGTCTGGACAACACTTCTCCAATACCCTGTCACAGCCTTTTCAGACAGAAGATGCTACACACAGCGCAACACTACTGTCAAGTTTGTCAGGATTCACAGATGTTACAAGCAACACAGTTGTTGGAGATGCGTCTATTTGCAGTATAGATGAGGGAGTATTTTACGTTGACGGATTCTTCGTCCAAGTTTCTCCGCAAACTACGGTGCTCAATGCGTTTAACAATACCCCCACCTATCGTATAGGATTGCAAATAGAGGATAGTATTGTTGATGAGACTCAGGATGCGTCTCTGTTGGACCCCGCTCAAGAGTCAACCAACTATCAAGCACCAGGCGCTACTCGTTATAAGATTTCCCTTGTACTTGTTAAGCGTTCCTTGACTTCTGAAGATGATACAAAGTTCATTGAACTCATACGTGTTACGAACGGTACACTCACGAAAAAAGTCGTGTATCCTGTATACTCTGCCCTAGAAGAGACTTTGGCACGTCGCACGAACGATCAGTCGGGCTCTTTCACTGTTCGTCCATTCAAGATTGCGACAATTCCTCACGCCACGTATGCGAATGCCTACAATATTATCATTGAAGCTGGTAAGGCGTATGTTCAGGGATACGAGTATGAAACTATCGGACCTACGACAATCAAGGCGGAGCGGGCTCGCACCGCAGCGAATGTCACAAACTACAATAGCACAATTGACTATCAGAACTGGCTCGAAGTCACAGAAATGGTGGGACCAATTCCTTTTAAGACCCTGCAACCATGCGTTCTACATTGCGTCAGCACAGCAAATATTGCAGTCTCAAACGCAGCCGTTGCTGCAAACACGACGATTGGTACTCTCCGTATTCGTGCGCTTGATTATCAGAGTGGTGCAAATGGCACTTCCATCAGCACAGCAGTATGGAGAGCGTATGCGTTCGATGCCAATGTGGGGGAGAGCCAAACATGTAACTGCGGGAACACCGGTTCTGCGAACACGATGTTCCTCGCCACGAACTTCTCATCAATTGCTAATGCGTATGTTGGGGTGAAGTTCACGATCACGACTCATGCTGGAATTGCAGTCAACGAAACACACACGATTGGACGTTACGAGTCGAATAATAAAGCGTATTTGCAGGGTACGGAAACTTTTGCGTTCGGTACTCCTACAACTGAGACTAAATATCGTCTTGACTATGAATTCAAAGATGCAGAGTCCCTTGTCTACGCGAACACGTCAGTCAATCAACATCTTTTCTCAACGACAATGGATGTAAATTCATCCAGTAAAAATGCGCTGTATATAAACGGTATTCTCTCAGACCCCTATGAGGGAACCTTTCTTAGTGATACTGGATTTAATCGTCTCATCATGGAATTGCCATATCCTACAATTGCAGATCAATCAGTAGTTGGTGGATCACCGCTGACAAACACGGAATACTTTGGACGTAAGAGCTACGCTGGACAGTCCTTTACCGCAAATGTCACAACGATAACCAGCGCGGCTGGAATCACCTCAGCGGTTAATGGGTCGCTATCTGGTTCTGATGCCATCGATAACATTCTCGTTGTGGTGAAAAACAACACAGGTACACCAATCGCAAACAATCAAGTCATCAATTTCTCAACAGGAAATCCACAAGGCAACACCGTTGTAGTCAGTACCGTGAGCAATACATCCACATGGGTTATCACTGTACCTAATATGAACAGCGCCTCTTCCGCTGATGTCTACGTAAAAGTTAAGTTACCCTATTCTCATGCACTTGGAAGCTTACTCAAGAGTAAGACTGCTAGAATCGCAAATACTGCAAGTGGATTGAATTCTGGTGGAACGCGCATTTCCGATGCAACGGGATTGGTGCAGTGGTATTCACAGGGGTCGGGAACTCTCGGTGCACAAATCACGATCTACGCGAATTCTGCTGCATGGCTTAATCTTAAAGACCCAAGCAAATCTCAGTCCTTATTCACTTCCGATGTGACTGCACTTCGCAAGGTTATCGACGTTGGCTCCAATCTTATTGAAGATGGCAATGTAGCCATTGCTGCGGATATCACCAGTCGTTATACATTGGATAGTGGGCAGCGGGACAACTCCTACGATCACGCTTCAATCACACTGAAACCACAATCACAGGGTCCAAGTGGAAATGTGGTCATCTACGTTGACTTCCTGACGCATTCGGGATTGGGATATTTGACAGTGGATTCTTATGCGTCGGCCAATATCGCGTATGGTAATATCCCCTCCTACACTTCCGCGTCCACAGGACAGGTATTTAATCTACGTGATTGCATCGACTTCAGACCGCGCAGACAAGATGCCGACTATAATAATATCTTCGATGAAGAGGTGTTTGGTATTTCTGGGCTCACTTTCGAGACAGACTTCTCCTACTATCTCGCACGTATCGATAAGATCACACTCACGAAGGATCGTAAATTCGAAGTCTTGTCTGGTGTGCCGTCATTGTTCCCTGTCAGCCCATCCGACAAAGATAATTCCATGACTTTGTATACCTTGGTACTTCCACCCTTCACGAACACTACAAATGAAATTCGTCAACGCTACGTGGACAATAGACGCTACACGATGCGTGATATTGGTTCGCTTGAAAAGCGTATCTCAAGCTTGGAATACTACACATCTTTGAACTTGCTCGAACAAACCGCTAAGAATCAAGAAATCACTGATGATACGGGTGCGAACCGTTTCAAGAATGGTATCCTCGTTGATCCATTTACCGGACACAAGATCGGGGATGTCTTGAACGTTGACTATCTCTGTTCTATGGACCCGCAGAATCAGGAATTGCGCCCAGCTTTCATTCCTCGCAGTCTCCACTTAAAGTTGAGCGCAACGAATTCCTCAAACTATGCACGCATTGGTGCTTTCTTGACGCTTCCTTACACGGTAACGACGTTCCTCGACCAGTCGATTGCATCAAAGTCTATAAATGTAAACCCATTCAACACAGTCTCATTTATCGGACAAATCAAACTTGACCCAACTTCCGATAACTGGGTTGACAGAAATCAAGCCCCTGATGTCAATGTTAATCTTGAGGGGGACAAGGATGCGTGGGAGGCACTTGCATTCACTGTCAACAAGACCGCCGCTCAGCAGAAGTTTGGAGAAACAACGTTCGGAACAACCTGGAATGATTGGAAAACGTCCTTCTATGGAGAGAAGCAACAGCCTGATAAAGTTCTTGTCCCAGGATGGAGAGGTTGGTTGGGACCTGTAGGACACTATATTCCTGTTTTTGGTAACGTCATCAAGCGCAGCACGACGGAAATTACACAGACTCAATCACGATCTGGAACGAAGAATCAATTTGGGTCCGAGGTTGTCACGGAATCTATTGGTAACAAAGTCAAGGATGTCACAGTCATACCTTATATCCGCTCACGCGGTGTATTGTTTGTCGGAAAAATGTTCGCACCAAATACGAATCTTTATGCCTTTTTCGATGAAACTGCGGTGACAAATTACTGCAACCGTCTAAATGTCGTTAAAGTTTATGACACGAGTGCTGTTTACAGGGACAACTACCAGGATGCCGAAAGTGTGCGCGTTTGGGACCCAGCGAGAGGAGCAAATTCCGCCTTTGGGACCGTGGTCCTCAGTCGTAGGGAACCCACGTACACCAACGTCAGCCTCGTAAGTGTCACAGGTGGAGATGATGATAACGTGGCGAATGCGTACTTCATGCACTCAACCAACTCAACCTTCTTGATTGGGGAAACGAGTGGAGCAAACTCACGTATCTCTGGATACTACCACAATACGGGATTTGCACAGAATGGTAACGTCAGTAGCATCCTCTTAGCTCATGATGTGGCTAATTCCAATGTCGCGTTCTCCAATACTTTCCTAGTTGGCAAGTCGATTTACTTTACATCTGGAGTTGGACTTGGGCAATCTTCCGTCATCACAGCCTACAATGCGAATACACGTAATGTGTCGTTCAGTCCTACGTTGACCACAGCACTTGGAGTGAATTCTTCGTACTCAATTGGTCAATTCCAATCGGATTATCGTGGTGAATTTGGAGGTATCTTTGTCATTCCTTCTACTGATGCGATCAGATTCCGAACTGGAGATCGACAGTTTACCTTCGTCGATTCCTTTTCGGGTTCACTTGAGGGGTCGGGTACAAATGGATCGGTGAATTATCAAGCATCAGGTCTCTTACAGACCCTTGAGAACACGATTATTTCCACTCGCGTACCTAGTGTACAACGCACTGTCTTGAGTGAAGCCAAGACCACCCTGACGAATAAGATCACAGATGTTGCTATCGGAAGAATCCAAGTAGGATACTGGGACCCCCTTGCCCAGACATTCTTAGTCGATCAGACATTCCACCCATCGGGAGTTCAGATTACTGGTGTTCGCCTGCTCATTAAGACGACCGATCCCAACATTCCACTGCAACTACAACTTCGTCCTGTAGTCAATGGATTCCCGCACTCCTCCGCTGTTATACCAGGCTCCGATTTGGTATTGAACGCAGGCGATATTGTTACCTGTTCTGAAGAAACCTTGGCTGCGAAATATCTCGCTGGAGGCAACCCCCTCGACGATGCCACAATGTACACACAAGCTAATTTTAGCGGACCAGTGTTCCTCCAGCAGGGGGCAGAATACTGTATCGTGCTTATGGCTAACTCCGTGAAATATGCCGTGTACGTATCACGTATGGGAGATAAGATTCTGGGAACTGAACGCTTGATTTCCTCACAACCATATCTTGGGGTGTTGTTCAAGTCTCAGAACTCGACAACATGGAATCCAATCCAAGAAGAGGATTTGACGTTCCGTTTGCTTTATGCACAATTCGACAAGACCGTACAATCGAATGTTGAATTCCAATTAGATGCCGCGAATGCAATAACCGCCAATGTGCCTTTGGACACGTTCTATGTTTCATCGGGAAACCTTGTACTACCAAATACAAGCATCGATGCGATGTTTGCAACGACAACTGCCGCGGGGGTGAAAGAAGGTAATAAGATAATCCCATTAGATGAAAACATTTACTTCGATGATACGTTGGGTCGTCGTGTTGCATCCAGTTCCACTTCCTCGTTTAAGCTACGACTCCTACTCTCCTCCGCGAGCGTTGATGTGTCTCCGGTGGTTGATATGGACCGTCTCTCATTGTTGGGCATCGAAAATCTTGTGAACAACCTCGAATTGAGCAATAGTTCAGTTGTCGTTATTAGTTCCAGCAACAATTGGTTTAGTGCCGCGGGTCTCTCTGTCACTATCTCAGGTGGGGGAGGAAGTGGAGCGAATGCCTATATTGCGAATACCCAAATCGACAGCAACAACCATGTTCTCGCCAATGTCGTTGTAGATTCCAATGGAAGCGGATACACGTCCTCACCAACGATCACGATTTCGGGAAACAGCAGCATCACCGCAAATATTCAGTGCATTGGAGAGGATCGTTCTTCGGGTGGACCCGCGTTTGCCCGTTATATCACACGCAAAGTCACATTGGCTGATGGATTGGATGCAGGAGATTTCCGTGTATTCTTCGCAGCGTACAAACCCTCTACCGCGAATATCTATGTCTACTATAAGATTCTTTCCTCGGATGATGCTGATGTGTTCGATAACAAGGGCTACCAACTCATGACGATTATTCAGGGCGCTAATAACTTGTCCCTGAACCAGGACGACGAGAAGGACTTTGTGTATGCCCCAGGTACGGGAAATGTCTCGGACAATCGGGTCCAGTATGGCTCGTTTGTGAGTTTCAAATACTTTGCCGTGAAGATCGTCATGACATCGACGGATACGACTAAGGCGCCCCGAATCAGAGATTTCCGAGTTGTGGCGCTTCCATCTCTTTCATAGGAATGATATGATAAATACTGTCCAGATAGAGAATAACAGCGATTTAGTGCGTGATATGAATTCGAAGGCTATCATCAGCACGGATGCCATAGGGCTTGGACGCTATAAAGAACAGCGCCGCAAGGTACTCGAACAGCGTCATGAGTCTCAAGAAACAAAGAAACGACTCCAAATGATTGAGGGGGAGTTGTCCTCACTGAAACAAACTATCCGTGAACTTGTAGGTATGAGGAGTAAGAGCTAATGTCTATCGGACAAATTACAACAGCGAACACTTTCGGACAGCTTATTACCGCCGTTGCGGCGATGATTGCTGTGGCGAACAACCTCACGGATGGACCTCAAGTCACGTCCAATTCCGCATGGACGTACACGAACCCAGGTGTTGGAATCAATGTCGGCAACACGGCACTTATTAAAACCGCAAACATTCAGTTCATCAATTCGGGATTTGCGAACATCGTATCGGGGAACATTGCGAGCATCAATACTTCGTCTGCGAATATCACGACGATCAATGCGGTCAATGAATTCGTGACAACGCTGTGGGGCACTGAGTATCACACAGCGAACGCGAATGTCTCAGGACTCTTGCAGGTCAGCGACCGTATGAATGTGTTCTCTGCAAACATTGAGTCTGCGAACATCTCTACTATCAGTATCACGACTCTCTCTGTAACTCAAATGACTGTTCCAGTCTTGAATGCGTCATTTGCGAACGTGACTACACTTTCAGTTAGTGGGACTTCGCAGCACACGGCCATTATCGCTACACTCGCCACAATAACTACTGCCAATATCACGGGAGAAACCGTAGC